ACACATCCGCTTTCCTTTGTAATTGATATAGGCCCGCCATCTCTTCTTGAGCCGCGTCTCCTTGTCTATGCTCACGCCCTTGTAGTCAGCTCGTTCTCTGCACAGGTTCATAATGAATCCGCCCAAGGGCGTGGTGGTAGACCACATTAACGGCGATAGCCTGGATTGTAGGAGAGCAAATATGAGAATTTGCACAAACGTAGAAAACGTGCGCAATTCCAGGAAGAGAAGCGATAACACCTCTGGCTACAAGGGCGTGAGCATAGACAAGGAGACGCGGCTCAAGAAGAGATGGCGGGCCTATATCAATTACAAAGGAAAGCGGATGTGTCTTGGTAGGCACATGACCAAAGAGGACGCCGCCAAGGCTTACAATGTGGCAGCAAAAAAGTATTTTGGTGAATTCGCACGCCTAAATGTGATCCCCCAGTGACTGATTGGATATGCCCAAAATGTCTCATGCCGAGAGGAGAAGAATTCGGTCCTTGTTGCGGGAGAAACATGGAACCAGACGGCGCGGGAATAAGAAAAGACGATGACAAGCCTAAGTGGGACCTGATGCCTTTCGACGCATTAAATGAAGTTGTCCTTGTATTCACCTATGGGGCCCTCAAGTATGAAAATAGAAATTGGGAGAGAGGGATGCCCTGGAGTAAAGTAATAAGTCCTCTTTTACGGCATACGTGGAAATTCATCATGGGTGAGAAGTACGATAAAGAATCAAAATGTCACCATATGGCCCATGTCGCGTGTAACGCACTTTTCTTGTTGACCTACGACATACGCCCAGGATATGAAGAATTCGATGATCGAGTGAAGATACTGAAAGATGGGTAAAATAATCGTTCTATTCCTGGTCCCCTTGGTATTCTCAAGCGCCTTATACGCTCAATACTCCCTGCCCAGAATTCTTGTTCTATGTTTAGGAATGTTCATTTGGAGCGAACATTCAAAGATCAAGAGAACAAAAGTAGACTGGATAATTCTTGCAGGACTATTCGCTCTATTCGTCCGAGTGATATTCTCGCCCGATCCGGTGGTTTCTCTTTTGGGACGATATAATGACTTCTCACTAGGATTTATAGAGATATTACTTTACGTTTGTTGTTTCTACCTTGGAACGTCGCCAAAGAAAGAAGATTTAAAGTGGTCTGTCTTCGCCGCCGCCTTGATGGGTCTTTACGCAGTTCTCCAAATTTACGGGATAGAACCATTTATGAGACCGGCAGATTTGCCCGGAGGGCGAGCCGTAAGTACTTTGGGAAGCCCGGTACACCTAGGCTTGTTCTTGGCCATGAATTTATGCCTTGCTCTGGGAATGTCTTGGTGGTTGGGCCCGATTGTCATTGCGGGCATATTCGCTTCTGTTTCGCGGGGGGCGATTCTAGCCGTAATCTTCGGTTTGTCGGTATATTTCGGCGTGAGATTCAAACGCATGGCCCTCCCTGGCGCTACGATAGCCCTTCTAGCGGTTTCGGGGGTCTTCCTGGCCTCCAGGGACTCCATGAGTGATAAAGCCCGCCTAGCGGGCTGGGAAGTCGCCGGACAGGAATTCATCAGAAACCCAAAAGGAACAGGTCTTGAAACCTTCGGACTTACGTTTAGGAAACACAAACCAGAGAGCTTCATAAAGTCCAGAGGAGCGTTTCATAGACATGAACACGCCCATAACGACGTACTTCACGTATTAACAACAGTCGGAATCGTAGGTGTAACGGCTTATTTGGTCTTGTGGGGGATTTTAGGCTATAACAGCACCTCACCAGTTTTAGCGGCTTGTATTGCTTCTTTCTTCTTATTTCTTAAGTTCAATCCCGGTTCACCAGCTTCTTATTCTTTGTTCGCGGTGGTCTCTGGGATGATACTTAAAACAGACAAACCACTAAACTTAGGTCCACCGATGAGAACGATGTTGGTTCCGCTGATTTTATGTTTTTCTTTTCTAAATTTCACGGACTACATATACCATTCAGTCAGGCATAAGAGAAATTGGAAAGCCATTGAATCATTAGAATTTGCCAACAGATTATCTCCCTGGGAGCCTGAGTATGCTAGGACTTTACTTAATGTCTACATCGAAGCTGGGAGAAAAGGATTCATGCCCTGGAAAGAAGTTATCTTGAAGTCTACCCAGGTGTCCGATAGTCTTCTATCTTGGCGGCCTAATTTATCGGATGCTTTTTACCAATCCGCGTATATCTCGTTAGTCGGCAGTCAACTAGGTATGCCTCTTTGGAAGAAAGCTAATAGACACATAAATAAAGCATTAGAACTCGACCCCAGTTTTCCGCCACTGAAGAACTTGGAAATAGAAATTAAGAGAGGCCTTAAATGATGCCGATTATATGTCCAGGTTGTAAAAAACTGAGAATGCAGACGCCGTGTGAGGTCTGCGCATTGGGTAATGTGGATTTACGTGAGGCAGAAAGAATTCAAATATGGAAATATTGGAAGGACTAAATATTTCAGGAGGAGCATGATGGCCAATTGCATGGTTCATAAAAGTGCTAGCGAGATAGACGGTAGGTGCGCCGGTTGCTTGAACGATCAGTTTGAAAAAGAGCAGAGGCTTACCGAAACCCTAGCCAAACTCTCCATCAGCGAGGAGGCGAACGCGAAGCTCACGGTAGACCGGGACCATTGGGAAAAACGAGCAAAAGACCAGATAGCCATTACTGGCGATTATGAAAAGGCGGTGCTGGATAAATTAGGAGAGGGCGCGGACTTTCAAGGTTTTAAAGAATTAAAGGCGAAGCTTGCCGAGAGCGAGGATATTCAGCGAGGGCTTGATTCAGAGTTGGCCGGTAGGATAGAGGATTGTTTTGAATGGCAGAAACAATTCAAGGGGATGAAGGAGGAAGCTAGAAACATAATGCGACGTGCCGAATCCGCCGAAGCCAAAGCCGCCGCCCTCGCTGATGAACGGGATGGGATGGCGGTGAGGGTTGAAGAGTTGAAGAGAGCCGCAAATAGCGCGTTTGATAAATGGGAGGGTGGCGGGAATATCGTATTTCATGATCGCATGAGAGATTTAGAAGCGTCTTTGCTTCTTCCCGACATTGCCGAGTCGGTACTGGCAAAGAGAGATGCGGAAAGAGACGCATACAGACAGGCATTGGGTGACTTACAAAAATGGCTTCCTGGCGTACAACGAGAATTTGTGAGACATTTACTTAAAACTGATTGGGCAGAAGCGGCGAAAGCTGGAAGATGAGCAAGTGTAAGCCGTATCCGCCAGACGGGACGTGGTGTATGATTCACCACGAATGGATGTACATCTGTGCTGAGGCCAAGGCCGGGAGGAAGTAAATGAAGATACTAGAATCTTTTTTTGCAGCGGTAGCGTTGGCGGTTTCTTTCTTCGCTGGGGTTTATGCTGAGAAACACTTCGAGACTTCAAAAATGGAAAGCGCGTGCCCGCCCTACACATGGTGCGTTAAAGTAGACGGCGGTTGGTTCACTTACCGTCCGAGTGAGTGGGGAACAGTTTACGAGGCGTTGAAGGGCTTGCAGGAAGAGGGATTAGCGCCGGGCGGGAGGAAGGGATGAGCGAAGATCACACAGAAGGACCGTCAAAGGAATATGTTGATAAGTTTTTATCTGGGATACCAGAACAAAAGGATTGTTGCGCGAGAGAGACGGCACTCCTTCGCACTCAGCTAGCCGAACGCGACAAGGAGCTTGAGGATGTTTGCAAGAGGATGCTCGAAAGTGGATGCGATAAGCACCATGAACACGGACTTCGACAGGTCCTCGGCGCAGAGGCGGGGAAAGAGTAATCTACAATTCCAATCCCAACCTCTTTAATTTCTCCCGAGCCATTAGACTAGGTTTAGACTTTTTAGTCACCCACCGATATAACGTCATATGAGCGACACCTATATACTTAGCGGATTTTACGATACCTTCGTTCTTGATGAGTTTAGAGAGGGTCACTTTCGGAAATATCTCAAGTGGGCCTCTTGTTGTTCCTCGGTCCTCATGGGGCGGTGCTAGAAGCCCTCACCTAATTCGGGATGTTTCTTTCTCAGTTCACGACATTTCTTGCCCTTGTATGCCCACCCACAATAACAAGGGGTCTCACAATACTCACGCCTTACCTTTTCGGTTTTCATGATTCGCCTCGGGCCTTGCGGATGGCGGCTTTTGTTTTATGGGCCGCATCTAGCAGGTCTTTGAATTCAATATCCAATGGGAGAGCGGCCATAATCTTTTCAGCTGCCTTAAGCAGATCGGGAGCCGCCGCTATTAGGCAGGCGTTGGCCTTAACTTCTTGAAGATTGCGCCGAACCTTAACAATGCGCCCAAATGTGTCTCGGCCATTTTCCTGCGTAATACGCTTGATAAGCGCGATATGACCGTTATCGGCCTCGATAGTAACCTTATCCCTGGACCCAATGTCGCCATGATTCTCACACTGGTATTTCCACGGCCCCGGCGTGTGCGTCGTCTTTGTTTTAGTCATTATTTCTCCCCATTAGTTTATTATGCTCTAACTCAAACGCTTCCAATATCTCTTCTTGTGTCTTAGACCAAGAAAAGCACTTATGCTTTTTGATGTGTATCAGCATGTCTAAGATTATCGGAACACGTGCGCGATTTAGCTTCATATCTCGCCTCGATCAGCGGCGCTTTGCATGTAAGCCGCAGCCGCAGTGTAATTTAAAGCTCCATGCCCATTTAAGGATAGGGTCTGTTTTCGGGGATGATAAAAAGCGATACGCCCCGATGCCCTCCAGCGCCGCACTAATTCTTTCAAGTGTTGATTCATCTCGTTTTCCTCCTCATGGTATTAGGTAAGCCAAAGCAAAGGCCCCACCGGTTTACCATGAGGAGCGAGACGCAACCCTTCCCGGTGGGACCAAAAACAAAAACGCCTCGCAAATTCCTCATGGTGATATCATAGTAACATATGTTAGGCGTCTTGTCAAGGCCCAAAAAGTACCTAGATAAAAAATATCGGGTATTGCAATATAAAATTAGACCTGTTATACTAAAACCGGGTAGTGGGCACGCATTAACAATGCGACCCAAACAGATTTTAGTTCCCGCTACGGGGATCACTCAGCACCTCGGATCAGATTCACCCCTGACCCGAGGTGTTTCTATCTATGCGTAAGCGTGGCCCGGTGAAGGGCAAGAAGCAAAAGAAGAAGCCGACCAAGAAGCAGCAGAAACTAATCAAAGCCAGACTTAAAAGTCCAAACGCCACGCTGGAAGAACTCGCCACAGAGTCTGGATACGCTGGCAAAGCAGCGGTTTACAAGGCCCTCCATTCTACGGGTATTCAAAACGCAATCAAGAAAGATCCCCGATTTAATGAAAGTAGGTTCTTAGACCATTTGCACGAAGGCCTAGAAGCCCGCAAGGGGAATTCGACATCCTCTAGTACCTTGGGATCTCCAGATTGGAGCAACAGACATCGTTATTTCGAAACCGGACTCAAACTCCGCGGCGATTTGAAGACAGAAGAATCAGGCTCAATGAGCCCGATGCAAATTGCGATATTCATTACAGATGAGAGAAAACGCAGAGGACTCCCACCCATCGAAGCATGACACGTTCCAAGAAACTTAAAGAAGTCGATGCCGCCAGGAGAGCCGTCGAGGTAGCGGAGGCGGCCTACAAGGCCGAGGAAGAGGCCCGAGAGAAGGCCAAGGAAAGGCGTAAGCAATTAACCAAAGAGAGAAGAGAAAAAAAGGCGGCAGAGAAGAAGGAAGAGGCAAAGAAATCAGCACTTAGCAAGAGACTAGATCAACAATACCTCACAGTAGACGAGTTGACCAAAGACGAGGTAGAGATTCTAGGTATGGCCATAACCAGAGCGGAACAAGAATTAACTCAATTTCTTAGACTAGACATCTCGCCACAGTTTGCAAATAGACTTAAAAAATCAGCGCAAAGACAGAAATTATCTCCCTTAGAACTAGCTATTAAACTCCATAAGGAGAAGACTTGACCGTATCAAACGTGTGGATTACCGATAGGAACGCTAGTGGTGGATATCTATGTTTAGTAGCCATTGAACTATCATCAGAGCAGTATAGATTCCAAATAAACGGTTTAAGGATTGTAGAAACAAATAAGGGAGTGATCGTAGCGATGCCTTCTCGTAGAAGCGGCACAAAGTGGGTTGACTTAGTCCACCCCTGCAATCAGCATACAAGAGATTTAATTGAAAGAGCTGTTTTAGATCACTACAAGAACAACATAGAAAATGACTGAAATAGACGTGGAGGGGATTTTAAGAACGTTCAAATCAAACCCCAGGGCTCAAATAGAGTCTACCTTCCAGATACTTGATAAAGAAACCTCCACCCGAGTTCCGTTTATCTTCACTCCCGCCCAGGATGATTATTGGTCTAAGATAACCGCACGGGACCTTGTCCTTAAATCTAGGAAGTTAGGGTTTTCTTCTATCCGTTTAGCGAGAATAATCGCTCGCGGAGATTCAATGCCCAACATGCGGGCTGTTGTTGTCTCTCATGAATCCGAGGCCACAGAACGTCTCCTGGGCCGGGCCCACTACATGATTGATAACTCCCGGTTAAGTATTAAAACGAGCAGGAAGGGTCACCGGACTATTACTTTTCCACACAAAGACGGTGATTCAACCGTATGGATCGGCACGGCTGGCTCCAGGGCCTTCGGTCGGGGGGATGATATAACCGACTACCATTTATCTGAATTCGCCTTCTGGGAACACCCCGACATCATTACCGGCATAGAAGAGGCGTGTGTTAAACACTCTGAGGGGTGTATCGAGTCCACAGGGAAGGGCTGGGGGACGCCATATCATAAATTATGGAATAAGGCGGTGGACAAGAAAGAAGGTATGAAGATGCCCGACGGGTCTCCTGTATTTTATAAATCCCATTTCTATGGCTGGAACTGGGACCCGAAAGCTTTTGTGGCGTGCGAGAATCCCATAGAAGACCTAGACGCCTATGAGAGAAAGATTAAAGAGGTTTATAACCTATCTTACGGACAATTGCTCTGGAGGAGGCTTAAGATAGGTTCCATGTCAGAGCCCGAGTTATTCCCGCAGGAATATCCCATAAGCCCCGAGGAGGCCTTTCTAGTGGCCGGGATGATGGTCTTTGACCCTGATGCCCTGAGACAGCATGAAAAGACCGCCAGAGAGCCCCTGTGGACTTGTGAGATAGAAGACAGAGGAGGGAAGGTAAACTTCGAGCATTGTGATAATGGACGATTAACAGTCTATCTACCCCCAAAGAAAGGCGTTAAGTACATATTACCAGCAGACGTATCAGCAGGGATCAAAGGCGGCGCGGAATCCGTAATAGATGTATTCGATTGTTCATCCGGTGAACAGGTAGCCCAATGGTCCGGTATGACTTCTCCTGATGAGTTAGGACGAATCATGATGATGCTTGGTTCTTGGTATAACTGGGGTCTGTTAGCCCCAGAGGTGAATAACCACGGATTAGTCACCTGTACTGTGATACGTGATGAAGAGTATCCACATATCTACACACGTCTTGAATCTAAGGGCGGAACGGATATGGGATTCTTCACTCAACCAGGAGAACAGGGCACAAGGGCTCAGCTTATCGCCGGGGCCAGAACGGGAGTAAGAGAATACACATTAAAGATAAACTCTCCCAAGACCATAAGTCAGTGTAGGACCTTTGTAAGACTGGATAACGGCAAATTAGACCATCAAATAGGCTGTTTATCTGACGCAGTCATTACGTTAGGAATAGGCGCTATTTTGCTCACAGAGCATTATGCCATACCTGAGTCAGGGAATAGACCGGGAAGTGGTAGATTCTCGATTAGACGTAAGTCTGGGATGATTTCAAGACCAACAGGAGGGTATGTATGAAAAAGACGGTAAACAGGCCCAGAAAAGCTAAATCCTCTCAAGAACTCGTACAACTCAAGGTATGGTCCACAAATGGAGTAAGTAGGGAAAGACTCACCGGCCTATTCAACGGTGTAGAGAAGTACAAGATCAAATACACTCCTCCACAAGAGGGAGCTTCAGGGATTAACGGAGCCGGAGAACTAGAGGTTATAGCTACGTTATGACAATACTCCCTCCTGTCTGGGATATCTTAGCCTCGATATTGGCCGGATTCATTTTACTGTTTGCGCTCGTGGCGTACATTGTCGGTTGCGACAAGGCCAGCAAGCTACTGGACGATGAGTGACCGCATTGCAGCCAGTTTTCTTATGGGAGTGTGTATTGGTATATACCTCTTCGTGTTCGGGATATTAAAACTATGACAAAAACAGAGATTAGAGAATCAATAGATAAGCTTTCACTCAAGAAGGGCGATATCATCCTTTGCCGGAACTTAGACCCTTTTAATATGGATGATTTATTCGCGTCATCTCAAGGTGTAGGAGAAAAAGGGCTCATTGTGTTCCTACACGGTAATGAGAGCATAGAGGCTTTAGACGAGAAGGATATGCTTACTGCTGGCTGGAAGCGTGAGTAAACGATTGGAACAACAAAAAGCCAAGGCTGTACGCCGGGCTGAGAAGTGGGTCAAACACGGTACAGACTCTAAATATCAACGTAAATGGAGAAGACTAAATGGTTTTCAAGAGAAAGGAGTACAAGAAGCCGGAAGAGAAGGCAGTAACAACGGAGGCCCCCAAAAAACCGGCCCCCGAGCCCAAGAAGAAACTATCGACCGAAGAGAAGTTAAATACAATTTTAAAACTTCTATCGGAGGGTTGCGGGGACAACTCGAAGTATAAGGCTCTTTTAGACGCATAGTGCTTGACGCCAATAACCTAGACGAATGGGAATACCAGTACATCAAGGACTTCCCCGAAGAAGACCTTGCTAGGATCGCATGGACTGATGAAGAAGCCTGGGAGAGATATCCAAGTCTTAGATGGGTTTATGATAAACAGAAACTAGCAGAGAGGTACGGTACACTGTCTGTAGCAAGTCCGTTTGTAGTAAAGCCAAGGATTAACCTAAAAGGCATGGGGAGAGGCGTGAGCGTGATAAGGGGCATTAAAAAGGTGGCCCAGGAATATTTAGAGGGGGATCACGATACGACTGATTTGGCTGTGTTTAGCGGGCAGGTGGTGGGGTGTACGACTTTCCTCGCCCGCAAAGACTATAATGGTTCATTTAGACTATTTGAGTGCATCCCGCGCAGTAGAGTATATCCACCAGCCCGCCAACTCGTTAGAGATATCGCGCCGGAACTTGGGTACGGGATAGTAAACGTGGAGACTATTAGTGGGAAAATAATAGAAGCACATCTCCGGCCATCAACGCAGTTCTTTGATATCGACGGCGGGTTAATTGGGGGTATGCTAGGATGGGATGGAGACCATAAACCCATCAAGACGTACTCCCGAGTATTCCGCAGAGAGAAGGACGCCAGATGTGACATGAAAGACGCACTCGAACCCACACCGCTGGGTGTTAAATCCATACAGTTCTGCTTCGAGAGCGGCCACAGACTCAGTGAGTACACCCAAGACCCCCATTCTTTCCGCTATCTAGTCATAAACGGGACAGACTTAGAAGTAATCGAGGAGTACGGTAAGACAATCACAAGTCTAATTAGATTCGAGGAGGAAGGATGAAGAAAGGAAAGAGCAATTATAACATAGTATTGGAAAAGAGCATATCGCTTGAAAGAGAAATTCTAGCACTCCGCAACGATAATATTCCGTTAAATGGATTTACTAAGCTCGAACTTAGCGGACTTGTTACAAGGGCGAAACAGGCCGCTGAAATACCAGGGCTGGGAGGAGAATACGCCAAGGCGTATGGGGGCCTCATGGATTCGGCGTGTAAGATTTATGAACTCATGTCATGCGGTAGATAACAAATGAGAGGCTACAACAACAAACCATTACTAGAGAAAGACCCAGACACCATTAAGCCCATGAGGTTTCACCTCCTAGTTAAACTTCTCTTGGAAGACTTTAGGGCTTCTGGTGTGGTAATCCCAGATACAGCACCTAAAGATAAGGACGATGTGAGTTCTACTGTTGGTGTAATTCACTCCATGGGTGATTTAGTAGAAAACAGTGAATCCGCCGAAGGAGTGCTACACGACGGTGTTGAAATAGTCTTTGATGAATCCATAAGCATTGACGATCCCAAACGTGCTTTCCGGTGGGAGGGTGATACTTACTGTCTAATCGACGTACAAACAGTCTTGGGGATATTGGATACCAAGCCACCTCCTAAGAGATTGCCGGGAGACCCCACGCACGTCCCAGAGAAGATTATAGCCATGTTCAGGGATTTAGTTCTAATCCGTCCATCTAAACGAAGGGACATACTCAGAGAGTCAGGTATTATCGTTCCCGAAGAAGTGGGAGTATCACAAGTCGGGGCTGTAGTATCTGTAGGTCTAGGAGCGTTTTCATCCAGTGGCAAAAGACTCCCAATGGACATCAAAGTAAATCAAAAGGTCTGGATTCCCAAACACCAGAATACTGAGCTAAGAATTCAAAGACAGGACTACTTCATCGTTCATCAGAATAAAGTATTGGCTGTTGAGGAGATGGCCTGTGGTAAATAAGGATCAAGCCATATTCGGCGTCATGGCCCTTCTATTCGTCTTCGCTTTTATTGGTTGTAAAACAGATCAAGCAAGATACAGAGACGGACGTAGTCAAATGCACGACAGCCTAGACTCAATGAGATATGGCAAGGAACATAAAGTACATCCCTTCATGCGCGAGGCTATAGACGGAATGATTCAATGGGCGAACGACCAAGCCCAACCAGAAGGAATGCCGGGCAATTGCACCAGGCTAAGTGATGATTCGTGGGAATGCACAATCGAGGATCATGAGTAAATTAATCACCTTAGTCTGTCTGCTTTTCGGTGCTATCGCCTGGGTAATCATATTCATATCCGCCGTACTGGAGCCTGTTGGCCCTTGCAAATAAAAAATAAACCTTTTATACTGTTAGGTAGTTCCTACCTAGAAGTCCAACCAGAGCCTTACTAAGTTATTTCTACGGGGGTCTGGTATGGAATACGTTAACCACATGCGGAATATCCGCACACAGCACAGTTCTAAGATGGGCGGCGCTAAGAAGGAAAAAGGAGAATTCCCCGGCGGCGGACAGGGATCGGGGAAAGTCGTATCCTCCAACGACTCTACGAAATCCAAAGGTGCGAACTTTGGAGATTCGGATTCTTTCCTCGCCCACAACATGCCCGGTCTTACTACGGATGATTCTTTAAAGAGCGCCGGTTCTCCTAAACTTGGAGAGAAACGCCCAGCATCCCCGAAGATCAGGAAAGGCTCCAAACCTCCCCCGAAGTTCTCCAGCAATAAGGGCGGTGGTGATAAAAACTCATATTACACCACAAGCTAAATGCGGCAAATCTCGCTCAAGCCTCCACAGGATATTAAAAAGCCCAAGGCCAGGAAGATCGGCGGGCGTCCTGTAAATCTCTCGGAAGAAGCTACAAATAAGCTTGAGCAAGAGCTAAAGAAAGAAATCAACGCATGGAAAACTGGTACGTCAAGACTCAGAGCAAGGCTCAGAGATTTAAACGACCACTATGAGGGCGTCTCTGAGGAAGTCTCTTTCCCCTGGACAGGTGCGTCAAATGTAACCATGGGCGTCGCCGCAGGGATGGCGCGTACGTTAAAGGCCACCTTTGATCGAGCAGTCTTTCCAGATCAACGTCCGTTCCTGGGAAAGTCTAAGGGCAACGTAGACAGGGAACAAAGAAACAAGCTTGAGACTGCCGTCAACTGGTTGGCCATGGAGCATAACAACCTCGTAGATACAATGCGAGACACCCCTGTCCCTATATTCAGAGACGGGACAGCCCCAATTATGGGAGAGTGGAAAAGACGGATAGAGAAAGCCTCCGACTACCGTACTTATACCGACACACCAGAATTCCTCAAAGACTACCCGGACCCCAAAACATCTGGAGTTTCAGAAGAGAGATATTCCTCTATCCTCGAAGAATTGAGCAAGGTAAATGCAGAGATAGTGGTTGAATTCGTATACGATGAGGTTGTATACGATGCCCCGCATTTTAGTTTGATTCCTTTGGCTCAGTTTGCACACTACCCGATGTCGGCCAATTCAATCCATGACATGACATTTTACGGTCGTCAGTACTTCGAGACCATGGCCAAAGCAGAAGAAAAAGCGGAAAGAGGGGTTTACGACAAGGACAAGCTCAAGGAGATCGAAGGCTCCAAAATGGCCGGGTCTGATGACGCATGGGGATATAGCAGAGAACAAATAGAGGGCATTTCCAGTCTAGGTGATGAAACCAAACGTCTTGAACTCTACAGACTTGTCATCTGTAGAGATTTAGACGGAGATAAAATCCCAGAGAAGTACATGGTTTATTTCGCCCTTAGTTCTGGGAAAATACTGAAAATCACTCGATATGGACTCAGGAAGAACATAGACTGTGTTGTCCCGGTCCGTTTCCTACGTAGGGATGGCAGGTTTCTGGCTGTTTCTCTCTTGGACGACGGATTCGATCAATTCAAGATGGTCGATTCCATGCACAGGCATAGACAGAATGTACGTGCGATAACGGACTCACCTTGTTTCATTGTCCCCAATTCACTTAAAGATGACATAGACTTTGGTTCGGAGGACTCTGTCTGGAGACCGGGGCTAACCTTTTGGCTGCCAGATAAATACACCAAAGAAGGCGCGGGGCCGCGTCAGCTGCAGGTCCAGAGCTTCTCAAGGGGCAATGAGAGCATGGATGAAGAGCCCGGGGTCATCAGGTACCTTGAATTCCGCCTGGGGCCCTCCATGGGCCTCTCAGGGCAAGAGTCTGTATCCGATCCCAGAGCCCCAGCAAGCAAGCATTTAGCTCAAATGAAACAGGGTCAATTAAGACTAGATGACTATATTAGAGAATTTAAACGCGCTGTACCTGATTTGATAGACCTTATGCTGGCTCTGTATTACCAGTACGGACCCGACAAAGTTTCTTACATGGAAGATGATGAGAGTCCAGAGGCAGACGGAATTGAAAAGAAGCACGCAGAGGCAGAACGTACCTTATTCGCTCTGTCTGGATTAGGCTTTACTCTGAAGCACCAGGAAGTCAGTCTCTCCCCCGAATTGGAGATGGAAAAAGCTCTTGCTCTGGCCGGAATCGCCGCGCAAAGCCCAATTTTGCTCCAGATGAAACCTGAAATACTCTTACATCTCTGGAACGATATAGTTCTAGCGTCCCGTACTCCTGGGAGCGAGCGCCTTAGAGTGCCCCTACCCAAGCCCGGCAGTCCCGGGACGCAGACTTTAAAAGACGGTAATAGGTTCGATGAGGAGAATCCCGGTCAACCTACACCAAACCAAAAATCAGCGATGGGCATGGCGTCCTTCGCGGGAGCATTAAATGGGTCTCAGTCGGCTTAGTGAAGATAATATAAAACAGTTCAACGATAGGATTAGTCATCTTCAATCTTACATCAAACGAAGAGAGCTAATCATTAAGGCGATGGAACACCCAGGAAGTAAGATCATACTAGAAGCCCACGAAAAAGTGCGTGACATCATTGATAAGGACATTCACGAACTAGCCAAAGACATTGAAACAGGAAACGCCGAGACTAATCGTGAGAAGAACTTAATCATGAATGGGAAGCTCATAATGATTGAACAAGTACTTGGCGATTATAAAAACCTCGATGAAGACGTAGCCAAAGCAAGAACAGAGATTGACAGAATCAAAAAGACTCTTTCCGAATTTAAAGAACACGGACTGGTGACTACCAATGGATGAAAAAGAAATCCAAGAAATGAAGGACAAACTCGAAGCGGCAGAATCGGCTAATGCGACTCTTGTCACGGAAAAAGAAACTCTCCAGGCTGAGAATGTAACTCTAAAAGAAACCCCAGAACCAGAGAAACAGACTCCTGACGGATTGGACCAACAGACGATAGACGCCCTGGAGAAGAAATACAATAAGCCCATTGAGGAAATCCAGGGGATGCTGGAGATCGCTAATCTAGCGACGGCTCCACTTGCGGAGGAAAACAGAAAACTCCGCGCAGAACTCATTGGCGGTAGGGCAGAGGACAAGATTAAAGATTCCCTCAGTAAAGACAGGGATTTCGGGAAACTAGAAAAACACTATGACTCCTTCATGGCAGACGTTCCGGAGGCCGACAGGTCCGATAAAGTAAAACTAGAGGCCTGGAGTAAGAAAGCTGTTAGTTTCGCGAAGGGAGAGGTGGGATTCGCTCAATCCGGTGAGAGCGAAGTAGAACCAATTGGGGACGATATCGACAATGAGGTGGCCCCCGTGAAGAAAAAAGAAGAAGAATATTTCGCGCAACATAAACCGGGACCTGGGATGAAGTTAAATCTCAATATCGAAAAACTCGTTGACGATGAGTACCGGGGGAAGAATATGCACCCATTTACCGAGGGTGCAGTACAAATTGACGAAAAAGCCGAGTTCGTATCAGCAAATCCCAGGACGGACCGTGTGAAGAGTAAATGAAGTATAGAGACCCAGGACGAGGTTCGGGCAGAGGCTTAGACGGTGAGTCCTTTATACCATGGTTTCCAACACCCACAAGCGGTGACGGACTCATGCGCCCGAATAATGCCCGTCCAGGTAAAGACCAGCCCAACGGAAGACCGAGTAATAAACGGAAGGTATATTGTCAGAATTGCGGTTATCCGGCGGATTTGCACCAAGCCGTCTCAGATGGTGGGGATTTATCAGGAAACGGTGGTGGCGGAGCGATAGACACAAGTAATGACGGTGCCGGGGATCAGGCGTATACGAGGGGCAGCGGGTGCTATTTCTGTTTTTCGAGGGCATTCTCGAAGGCTCAGCCCACAAGGACCGGAGCATGAAAATCTGTGGTGCGATAAGACTTTTCTCCAAGAGTAGACCAACTAGAGGATGAACAACCAGAGATCGAACATCCAGAGATGATTAACTTAAAGGAGAAATATTATGAAAATTATTTCAGGACGCGACGGACTTGGTTTTTTGCCTATTGACGGTAACGGATCAGACATCAATGATGGCGCACTTTTAACCCCAGGTGTAACGGCGGGGACAGACCTCGGTGTATTTATCATTTCTGGGGCGGCAGGAGATGACGTAATCGCGGTCAAGGAAAGTCTACATGACTTCTCTGTTGTCGGGGACTCGGCCCCAGAAGGAATAACTACTCATGTTTTGGGACGGGTCAACTTCCTCTATCCCGGGACTCAATTGGCCGCAGAATATGACCAGACCGATACGGAAACCTCAGACGGCAGTTCCTCCGGGACGACTCTTACCGTCACCTCACTGGAAGACAATATCGACAGTTCATGGATATAC